GAACCATCTAACTGAGCCATATCCATTAATGTAATTCTTGTAGCATCTGATAATAAGTCCGTTCCATAATGTAAGTTTGACTTCTGAGCTGCTACTAATTCGTCATCTACCATTCCTGGACAAACTGCGATTTTGTAACCTTCAAATACAGGAGCATAGTCTCCGTTCATATTGTAAGCATTAACATATCCTAATGTAGATACTGCTGAGATATATAAAGCATAAGTCTTAGGACTCATATAAATATGTAAGTCTTCTTTTCTTAATACTGCTGAAATATTAGTAGCCATATCAGCTGTTAAAGTTTGTAGGTTAGCTATAATGTTAGCTGCTGTGTAAGCTCCTGAAGCTGTTGATTGAACAACTGTTGCATCAACTCCTGGTAAAAGGTAACCTGTTGCAGCTCCTAAGAAACCGTTAAATTTCCCTGCTACTGCTGTACCTGACCAAATGCTTTCTTCTGTTGCTTCTGCAATGATTTCTCCCATATAAGAGATAACATAGTCATCAAAAGATGCTGGAGGTGGTGCGCCTGCTCCTGCTCTCATTTGTAGAGCTTCCCAAGAATCTAAAAGAGTAGATTTACAAAGGTCTAAGTTGATTTGTAAGTTTTTAGGTTCTAATACTTTCTCAGTAAGTGCTAAAGTACCTGCTCCTGTAAAGTCACAAGTTGCATCAGCAACTACTCCTGATCCAGCCATACGTTGGATATTAGATTTGAACTTGATATTTTCTATTACATTAAGAAAGTCAAGTGATTTTGCTTCTTTTAAAGCTGCACTGATGTAAAAACCAGCTGCTTTTCCAGAAAAGTTTGATGTTGTAGTAAACGCCATTTTTTAAAATTTTAAATTATTATTATTTGTTTAAGTTGTATAAAAATCTTTCTTGCCTAGATAGTTTGCTGTATTCTTTTCTTGATAGAGCTTTTCTTTCTGAGCTAAATTTATTTGTATTAATTGGTGAGTCAGCTGGTGATTTAGCTAATTCAGTTTTTAGTTTTTCGTTTTCAGACTTTAACTTCTCTAATTCTTCTTCTGCTGAAAATTCAACTACTTCAGTTGTTTTGATAGACTTAGGATTAGTAGATGGTTCAACTACTTCAATAACTTCTTCAGATAATTCTTCAGATTCTGTTTCGCCTTCTCCTATTCTTGATTTAATATCAGCAATTGCATCCATTAAGTTATCTACTTTATCTTTCATTTCTTCGTAAGACTTAGCCCAATCTGCTTTTTCTGCATCAGTTTCAGGAAATGCAAACTCAACAGCTTCTGCCATTTCTTCTTTGTCTTCAGTAGCTTCTACTTCTTCTTCAGTTTCTGTTTCCATAACCTCAGCAACTACACCTTCTTCTTCAACTCTGAAAGTTACACCCTCAGCAGTCTTGTAAGTACCAATAGGTAAAAGGATTGTAGTACCATCTTCAGTTAGTACAGATATATCTACTCCTGATGCTAATTCTTCAGCAGTTGATACGAAAATAGTGCCATCTTCTGACTTTGCTTGCCATTCTAATTTGATTGGTTCTTCACTTTTGTTAAGACCAAGTGCTACTAATATTTGTTCTTTAATGTCCATAGTTTCTTTTTTAATATAATAGATTTATTTTGAGTTTGTTTGATTTTCGTTTATTATTTCGTTTAAAGCTTCTAGTATTTCTTGGTCTGTTGGCTTTTGATTTTGCATAGATTCAAATTTATTTGTGAAATACCCCTCTATACTCAAACCTTTTAAATTGCCCTGTTTTATCTCTTGCCACAGATCATCATTGTCTATTTTCATTTTAACGAACCAAGTACCATTTGGCAGGTCGTAGCCAAACATTTTTGACTTATCCATATCTCCTTCTTTAATCCAAGACTCTACTGTTAGAACACCTGAAACTCTATCTTGATGTTGATATGTAGCTTTGTGATGATTATTATGCTTTAAATATAACTCACTAGCTTTTCTAACTGTATCAGGACTAAAATACACATAGTAGTCTGAGTCTGTATTAGGATCATATCTAAATATTTGCTTGTTAGGTATTAAAGCAGGACTTACTAGCATACGTTTTTCTTCATCTACCTTTGCAAATGTCAAGTTGTTTTTCTCTTTACCAAAATATACAAAATCTTGCTCAATAGCTGGACTTGTAACTAAAGATATAGCATCAATAGCTAATTCTTGATTATCGTCTTGTATTATTAGTTCTACTATCTTAGTTGGTTTCATATCTTCGTAATAGTCTTTATTAGCTTCTTCACATTCAGCTACTGAATCATATTCACAGCTTCCTGTCTTTCCCCATTTATATTTTCCGTTCTCACATTTTGTACAAGGCATACTATATAATAGATTTAATTAATATTTATTTGATTTTTAAATTGTAGCTCTACGTCTTATATTAGCTAATTGGTTTTGACTATCTGTCATTTCATCTGTAAGTACATAAGCTCTAAGTGCTTGTGTAGGTTGTCCATTTGTTAATTCAAAAGCTCCTGACATCATTTGTGGTGCTGGAGTTGCAGGTGTAGAAGGAACACTACCACCTCCTCCTGGAACTGAACCTAATACTGTTCTTGCTTGATTAACTGCACCCAATATAGAAGCAACTTGAGAAGCATAAAATATAGGGAATGCAAAAGCAGCCGAAGGACCCATCGCTAGTGATGCTTTTTGTGCTACATTTAATCCTTGCATATATGCTACTGCTGTATTTGTTGCTATTTCTGCTATTGCTAATGCTTTTGCAGCTGAACTTCCTTCTTCCATTAATTGACTTAATTGTCCAATTGATTGTCCTAGAGCATTATTAATAGCCATTTTAGCTTGAAATAAGTTTTGTTCTAATTGTAATTCAGTATCATATCTTTTTTGTAATTCATCTGCTCTTTCTATTTCTTTTTGTTCTTCTGCATCTGCTCTCGCTTGTTCATCAGCAGAAATTTGCGCTTTAATAGCATTTACTTTATTATTTAACTCTATTTGCTTTGTTGCACTTTCTGCTCTTATATTTGCTAATGCTATTTCTTTTTCTGCTAGTGCATCTAAATCTTCTTCTCCACTTTCTGAAAGATCATTTAATTCTTTTTGTATAGCTACTGCTTCTTCAGCATTTGTAACTCTTGCATCTAATAACTTTTGTTCCATATTAAATGCAACTTTTGCTGCTGCTAATCTTTCACCTTCTTCTTTAGTAACATCTTCTGCAATTAATTTCAATTCCTCAATTTTAGCCCTTCTCTCTGCTGTTGTTACATTTAAAGCTCTTTCAGCATCAACTAATTTATTAGTACGCTCTGTTAAAGCTGTTGTAGCAGTAACTTCTTCTTTTATTTCTTTAGTTATACCTCTAAAAGCATTTGCAATGTCTGTTATTGTTGTAAGTAAACTTTGATTAAATACATTAGATAATGTCTCTCCTACTTTAGAAACTCTATCTCTAAATACGTTAAATGTAGCATTAACTCCTGACATTATAACTTTAAGCTTTTCTGCACCTTTTTCTGTTTGAGTAAAATAAGTAACTAAAGAACCTAAAGCAATAACTAATGCACCAATACCTGTACTCATTAATCCTGCTTTTAAAGTTGCAAATGATGCTTTTGCAGCTCTACCCATAGAAACAAATCCAGCTTTTACATCATTTAAAGAAACACCCATAACTTTAAATTCACTAGCTAAAGAACTTGCATCTTGTGATACTTCTCCTATATTTGATTTTACTTCTGCTTCTAATACTACTTTATCTGCCATATCTATTGTTTTAAAGTGCTACACCTGTTTTAATTTGTGTAAATGTTATATTACTTGCCCATTCTATTGTTTGATTTGTATCTCCTCTTACTGTCATTCTAAAATTAGTTCCTGATACATTAGCTGTTGGTCTCCAATTTGTATGGTTACCTGATCCTACAATAGTATCTCTTTCTCTTTCTATACTTAACGTACCTGACTTATTAATTACTACTCCTCTTTCTACCCAACTTAAAAAGTCTCCAGCATTACCTGTTCCTGTACCACCTACTCTTACTGCTAAAATATCTGCGTGAAAATACATTGCAGTATTATCAGGAATAGTAAAATAGTTATCTGTAATGTTATTTAAGTATGTATCTACTGTACCACCTGCTGTTGTCTGTACTCCATACATTAATTGAATACTTTGTCTCTCAGCTAAATTGTCTGTTGGAGCATTACCTCCTAAGACTATTGAGTTATCAGCTGTAACCTCTCCTAAAGTACCATAAACGCTAGAATTATTAATACCATTAGCTATTTGATTTTTATTACCTACTACAATGTTGTTTCTTGATAAACCATTTACAGTATTATTCTCTCCTATAATATAAGTATTGTTAGTACCTGTTCTAGTTACATTATTTTTACCACTTACAGTATTATTTACATTAGCAAAATTAGAATCTAATGAAGTATTTAAAACAAAAGCATTACAAGTGCCATTTTCTCTATTATAAGTATAACCATAAGCTTCACATTGTTGTTGATTAGGAACTACGTCATTAGTTCCATCAGTAAAGGTTACTATTCCTAATGATGAAACCTCACTTGGTTTAACAGGATAATCTCGTAAAAATGGTATAGTTTTTGCTTTTGACATTATGTAATAAGTATAAATTCAACAGTTGCTAAATCGTTTGGTTTGTATTCTATTTTATTTACTCTAAATTCTCTATTCTTAATAAAAACAGTATCAAAGAAATTAAAACTATTTATATCTCCAGGAGTTATGTTGACCTTTAAAGTCATAGTCCTTGTATCAGGATTATAAAGCTCATTGAAATAAGGTAACCAATATAAATTGAATAAATTAAATGCAGTTGTTCCTATATTTGTAACAGTTTGATTAGTTTCAAAATTAAAATCTCTTGATGATCCTACTGTTGGTATTTCTGTAAAATGACTAAATTGTAAAAATTGAGTTTGATTTTCACTTGTCAATCCATTTTGTGCAGGTATATAATAAGTAACTCCATTTTGTAAAGTCTTTATTCCATTGTTATACATTATTCTCGGTAAATTATCAAACCCTTCAAATTCAGTAGCATTATCATTAGCTGTAAATATTGCTGGAGTAACAAAATCATTAAATTGTTCAAATAATGGTTTAGGTATTGTAGTAGCAAATGGTTCAGCTATTATTTCTTTTTCTCCTTCTAGTATAGTAAAACCTGAAGCATCAAACTCTTTACTACCATATAAAGAGCCACTTGTTGTTTCTTTGTATAATTTAAAAGTTTGGTCTTCATCATCTTCTACAAATTTAAAGATAGTATTCTTGTTTAAATCAGTTAAAGGTGTAAGTTTCATTTCAGATACATCTATCTTATCAGTCCAATCTAAAGCAGTGCTATTAGCATTATCTATGAACATATCTCCATAAGGTTCTATCAATATGTTGTTAGGGTTTGACTTGTCAGGTACAGATACTAAATTAAACATAGTCATTATACCTTTTAAGAACTCCCACTGTCCTAATTCTCCTCTTAATGTTTCTACTAATGTTTCTGAAGTAATAGCAGCTGTATTTATACTAAAACTAACTACTGATGTAGGCGTTGTGCTAGTTTCCATCATTCTTACAACAGGAGAAGCTGATGGATTACTATTTTTAAATTGTGCTTGTAATGTGTCTCCTGATAAAAGTATTTCATTGAAACTAAATACAAAATCAGAATATGAAGAAGGAGAAATAGTTAAAGTTTGTGTTGCTATAACTGTTGTATTTTTAAGCCATTGACATTCAACAGTCTGTGTTGCAGATGCTGAAGTATTTTCAATTCTGTAAGTTCCTGACATATTGTAGTTTTCTCCATCTACTGCTGCTGTAATAATATTTGTAGTTGTATTATAACTACTAGGTAATTGATTAGTATTACCAAATGGATTAGGAAATAATACTAAATTATTAAAACTACCAATACCTGCTAATACTGTTGGATTGATTGTTCCTGATATTATTTTTGCCCAAATACCTGAGAAATTATTTACATTAGTTATAGTAGGAGTAGTAGCACCACCCCAATTAAAGTCCATAAATAAATTAAGAAAATCAGCAGTATCAAAAAAATCACTTGTAAAACTAAATGGAGTAGGATCAAATATCTTTTCAATTATATATTTAAGATTTATACAAGGTCTAAATGCTTGTTCTAATATAGCTAACTCAGGATAGTTTAATGTTGCATTATTACCTGTTGAGCCATCTGATATAATTATTTGACCTGTCCAATCTACAAAAGGGTATTTTAATACATCTGTATTGTTAATTCCTAATCCAGCATTATAAGCAAAGCTAGTAGTAGGTAATGGAGATAATAATTCTAAACCTAAATTACTATTCCAACTGTTTTTAATATTATCCTTATTATACTGATGGTTTAATTCATTAAAATCTAAATCACTAATTTTCTTGTCTTTTAAAACATCTGCTAAAGCAACTACTTCAGAATATAAATTAACATTATAACTTATCTCTCCAACCTTGTCTTGTATGTCTATTAGCTTTAAATATCCTTCAAATAAAACAAAACCATCTTGCTTTAAGATACATTGAGTTTTAACGTAAGCATTAAACACTACACCATCATCTGATCTAGTTATCTCAAATAAATTGTCAAAGATTTGATTATTTCTTTTTGTAGCTGGTAAGTTAAATGCTTTTGAATATGACTGTACTTTTTCAGCTACATTCTTAAAGTCATCTACACTTAAGCTTAAAGGTATATCTTCATCTTCATAAAGGTCTACTATAACTTGACCATCTTCTAAGTTTGTATAAGTTGTAGAAGGTGTAACTCCTTGTTGTTGTACTGATATATTACTTATTACTATATTGTCTACTGTGGTATTAAAATAAGCAACTAATAAAGTATTTGTTTGACTTGTAGCAGTAAAAGTATGTGTAATTTGACTTTGATTTGCTAAAAAAAGTGGTTGTGTTATTTGTGTTGTGCCATTATATACACTTGGTATAATATAACCAGCACCTGTTGTAGATATGTCTATTGTTATTTCATAAGTTGTTCCAACAGATAAATTAGACAATTTCTGATATATTCCTGATTGAGTTGTTCCTGTTGTTGAATATAAAGTTAAACTTCCTGAAGTAGCACTTGGTAGTGTAGGTGTTCCTGCTCCTGTACTTCTAAATCTATACCAAGTGTTAATTATAGATGGTGGTGCATTAGTTAAAGTATCTAAAATAACATTAGTAGTTGAAGAACTATCATAACTTGATGAAGTGTTTACTGAGTTAAAATTTGTACCATCAACAACAAACTGACCTGAAGTGGTAGATATAGAATTATATTGCCCATTAAAACTTTGTGGATATACTATTAGTTGAATGCTCATTATATAGATTGGGTTCTTAATGTTTTACTTTTTTCTACTTCAAAAGTGTACTGCATTAGCTTGTCATTAGCTATTGTCTTTTTAGTGAAGCTTGATGTTGTAAGTCTTACAGGTATTACATATTGATTAAGTGCTGAATCTGTTATATCTGTTTGGTAACCTTTTAGCATATAAACTTCAGGACTATTTATAAGCTCCTCAAAGACTACTGAATCTGCTTCTGTTACAAAGTCTGTATTCATTGTTATTCTTTCTGTGGCATTGACTCTAAATGCTTTCTTGCCACCTTTATAACTATCTATTCTGTACTTTCCTTCATTCCAAGTACCTTCTAATTGATTATATGTAGAACCTTGTGTTGATGTGCTTCTTATAGATTTCTGAGTGAATGTGTAGTAATCCCATACACCCCATTGGTTAAGCCAAGTAAGACGTATGCTTTCATAACCTTTTTGATTAGGACAGTTTACATATATTCTTTTCTTTTCTGTATATTGAGCAACACCATCTAAATAAACATCATAGTATGCTACGCTTCCAGCAGTAATATAACCTCTAAATGTTGCTGATGTATTTTGTCTATTACCAGGATAACAACCAACGTGAAGAATTTGCTTAATAGAACTTGCACCCCATAAAGTATAAGCACCATTTGCAACATCCGTAGTTACAGTCTCTGTACTTAATAATGAACCTGATGAATCATAATAATCAAAAGTAATATTGTTTAATAATGTATATGTTATTGAATTTTCTACTATAAAAGATAAAGTTCCATAATCACTACCATTAGCATATAAAGTGTTTGGTGCATTAGTTAAGAACTTTCTACTTGAACTACCTATTTTAAAATCTGTTAAATCATAACCGAAATTAGAATTTTGAATAGTCAATACATCTGTATAATTTAAGTAGCCATTAAATATAACATAAGGATCTGAATTAACTGAAGTTCCTACTGCTCTCCTTACAACATTGTCATCTTGATTTCCTGCTACATCAGTAGCCCCTAGATACTCTACAAAGAATTGTAGTTGCATATTTCTTACTACATTACGATTTTGTGAAAATTTATCTATTATATGTATAGGGTGTCTATCATCTGAACTTGTTGTAGTACCTTTGTATTCACTACCATCATAAGCCATATTATCAGACTTAACATAGTTTTCTATAATGTTTCTTAAATCAAATATACCTACACCTGCATTGTTAGGAGTTGTTTTGAATGTACCTATCACATCTGTTGTAGTTGCAACATTTATTACATTAGAACTTATATGAACCTCAACACCAAATTTAACTTTAGTTTCAGTTGCTACTGCTGTTGCATTAGATACTACATATATTATTTCCTGACCGACAGGTAAAAAACCATATAAAGGTGCTTGTTCTATTATTGAGTTTGCCATTAGTTTACTGTTGTTAATCCTTCTATTATATCTTCTTTTACATTTTCTAATAAGTCCTTACCAAATTGCTTTAAACCTAATCCTAAAGGTTTTTGAAAGAAGCTTATACCTTGAATACCATTTCTTTTAATACTTCTTGCAATTAAAAATGATATACTTTTTCTTGACATAAACCTACCTTTTTCATCTCTTGGTGCTATACCTTTTTTAACTATCCACTTATCTAATACTCTACTAGGTGGTTGTTTAGTTGTGTACTTATAAGGACTTGATATTGTTTTACTTTTGTAATCTTTAAAAGTTCTTTTTGTTTTTGTACCTGATACACCTTTATCTACAAATGTACCATAGCTATCCATATAGAATTGTACTGAGAAACCATCAGCTTCAGTAACTACTTTGAAAGTTATAGAGTTTTCTAAGTTTCCACCTTTACCTGCTTTTTGTAGATTACCCTTAGCTCTATTAACTACTTGCTTACCAAAGCTGTTTAAATACTTTTCTATATTATCAGTTTTCATTATGAAAGACCTACAAATACTTCTACTCTAGCATCTGCTTCTCCAACAGGTTTTACTGTTACCTTAGCAAGATTCTCTAAAGTACCAAAACTAGGAGTTGTATCTGCTTCTGCTAAAAGTATTGCTTCTGCTTGACTTAAAACGTGAGAATTACCTGGAGTAATTAATACTTGATATAATGTAGCAGTACCTACAAAAGCTACTTCTATATTTGCTGTTGTACTCAAGTTAGTGATTCTAAAATACTTCGTTCTATCTACATCTAAAGCACCTACTGAAGTGTAAGGACTTGCTGCAAAAGAACATACTGTTGTTTCTTGTGCCGTAGTACATAATACTATTCTTTCAAATACATCATTTATTCCTGTTGTAGTTACTGAGTTTGTAGAACCTCTTAGTGAATTATTTAAGGTTACTGATTCTGATAATGTTGTTACTAAATCTGCCATATTTTATATTTTAATTGTTATTGTTGGTGGTATTATTTTTATTATTACTTTGCCTATTTTTATCTTATTTAATCTCTTTAGTATCTCAATCATTAGTAACCAGCTCCCAAATCAGTAACAGGTATATCACAAGTCTGAAAGTCATTCATTACTTTAACACCTATCTGAAACACCCAACCACAACAAAGATTGTCAAACCTTTCTTGGAATGGTTCTATTGTGAATTGATCTTGTGTAAAGTATATTGGTGCATTAATATCATTAACCCCTTCAAGTGATTGTCTTGAACTATGTCTTAACATACCTATAAAATCAGTAACTATATCTAACGTCTGATTCCATACCTCCTGCTCGTTTGTTTTAGTGTTTACTAATTTAGTTAAAGCAGCTTGTTGAGCTGTTGTCCAAGTAGACTTTTCACTTACCATATCCATAATAAAGATTTGAAAGTTATATACTAACTCACTATCTCCTGTTGATACGTTTAAAGGATTGATATGTAATAAAGGAAACTTTTCCATCTTCTCTAAGTTGATGTCATAGATGTCTCCAACTGATACAGTAGATATTTGCTGATGATACTCTCCTAATCTACATATTGTGTTTATTACTTTATTGTATGTCTTATTACTTACTGCCATATTTTACTTTATTTTGCGACTCTAAGTCTGTTTCATAACTTAACCAAGTAAATGCTTCTAATAGGTTAAGCTTTGTTATTTGTTCTAATTTTGAAATATCTGCATTACACAATCTATACATTATTCCAAAGTACCCCCACTTTTCTGCGAAGGACTCGCTTGCAACTGCTCCTTCATTTCCTTCAGCCGTTCCGTCAAAAATGATGGCAAAGTCAGTAACAATTCTTTCCCTAAAGCAAAAAAAAACCGCAAGGCACTTTGCACTTGCTCTGCTGACATCTGCTTCATCTGTTCGGCTCGTATCGTTATATCTCCATCATACGCTTTAATTGTATAGATGTCATTCTGTTCTTCTACTATCGGTCTATACAGTATAGCCATAACTTCAGGTAAATGCTTTTCTACATCCATCTTTATCATAGTCTCCAGGTCTGACCATTCTCCGAGCGTAATTTCATCTAGTCGTGGATGGAAACCATATCTCTTACCATCTATTTCAATTATCCTTTTTAAAGAACTATCTTGCTTCTGTTGTAGCTCAGCAACTTTACTCATTATAACAGCAATATCTTTTATTTCCAATTCCTTTATTAGGTTCTTAGGAATGTTAGATAATTCTTTTATAGTTTCTAAAGCTTCTTCACTTTTACTAAGTTTATGATAATCAACAAGTTTTATCCACTTCTCTAATGTTACGTCTTCCCACTTGTTAATTAACTTGAACTCTTTTACTTTTCCCTTCTTCTTAATCTTTACCTTCATATACTATATAATAGAAATTGTTGATATTTAGTTTAAAATGTTATATTTGCCAAGTTTTAGTTAATAATTAGGGGAGGCATTGTGCTTCCCTTTTTTTATTGAACATAATATCTTCCAGCATTTGGATTGTCTAAATGGTAAATTACGTTATACCTTATTCCGTCTATTGCGTGGTTATATGAATCGTGATATAATTTAGAACCCTTGTCGCTGTATATATAATTATTTAGCTCTTTAGCTATGTTAGTTGATTCAGGTGTTATTACTAAGTGATAGTCTTGCATACGTGTTATACCACTTTCAATAGTTCCTTTTTTTACAGGTTTAATGTTTACTCCTAAATGCTTTAAGTCTGCTATTAGTCTTGGCTCTGCTGAATCTGCTATGATAAGCTTCTGTCCTACCTTGTCTAGTATTATCTGTGCTAATTCATTTGACTTTAAACCATTCTTGTATATATGCTCTTTAAGATATATCCTTTGTTTCTTTTTATCTATTGCTACTTCAGTCAATGAATCAGGATCTACTGAGAATCCAAAGTCCATACCACAAGAAGTCTGTAAGTTATCAGGATTAAATTCTCCTATACTCCAATTATCAAATACTACACCATCTGCTCTGTCTAACCAACCTCCAAGAATTTTATGTTGATACTTCTTAAAGTTATTGTGCTTTATAGTCTTAATACGCTCTAGGAAGCTCTCTGAGAGGTTTTCTCTGTTATCCTCGTATGTACTATGGATATAGCATACATTGTCTTTAAAACCATTATATCCAGCTTCAACTCCTTTGTCTTCAAAAAACCTTTTATATATCCAATGCTCTTTAGTTACAGGATTAAGTATAAGTATGATTCTATTCTGTATATTCTTTTCTCTAATACTTAAGTCTATTGTATCAAATATATCTTCATCAATAAGTTCTTCGGCTTCATCAAGTACCCAAGTGCTTACTCCTTGTAATGACTTTAAACTTGCTGTCTGATTACCAGCTGATGTCTTGATACCTCTAAATAGTATGTCTGATTTATTCTTTAGATTGACTACCTCTGCTTTATTTACACTAAAGGTATTTTCATATCCTAATAGTATTATCTTTTCTAAGAACTCAGGTATGATTGACAAGTGAGCTGATACCATTGTAAAACGTGTAAACAATACTCTAATGCCTTCTGTCATTGTTAGTAGTGTAAGAAAGACTGTAACGGCAAATGACTTACCTGATCCTCTACCACCTGTGATAATGTAGTATCTAGCTTTAGATGAAAAAAGTTCTTCGTATTTCTTATTCAGTATCAATTCCTGTAAGTTTAATAACAGGTTCAGTTTCTACAAAGTTAATGATAGGCATATTTAGACTTTCTTCATTAGTTGTTACATCAACTCTTTGTTGTGGT